ACAAGTGTCAAGCTGGTCTTTGGACTGTGGGTGTGGGACATCTCATTGGAGATGGTAAACAACTCCCTCAATCTTGGAATCGAGTTTTTTCAGTTTTAGAGATTGATACTTTACTAGCTAAAGATTTAGAAAGATTTGAACGAGGTGTTAGTAAACTTATATCTATTCCTCTCAAGCAACATGAATTTGATGCTTTGGTGTCTTTTGCTTTTAATCTTGGGTTGGGATGCTTACAACGTAGTACGCTTAGGCAAAAACTTAATCGTGGAGATAAGTTGGGCGCTATACAAAGTTTACTCAAATACACAAAAGTTAATGGCAAAACTTCTAATGGATTAGTCAGACGTAGAAATGCCGAAGCAACCCTATTTTTGACCTCTAAAAACGCTGTTTAACGCATTATTTTTTACTTCATAAGCAATGTATCATGTAAACAGCAAAAACAGCTAAAACATAGCTTAAAATTGATTTAAACGCATAAAGGCATAAAAATGGCATGGTATGATGAAATTGTTGGTACAACAAAGGGGAATGTGCAGGGTTTGGTTGATGCTTTGCGTAATCCTGTGGATACAACTAAGCAATTTTTAAAAGGTGGCGAGAAAAATCGCAAAATTGCATCAGCTTTGTTGCAAGGCAATACTGCGCCATTAAAACAAGCGTTTGCTGAAATGACTCCGCAGGACATGGAAAATGCTATGGTAAATGCTGGAGTTGGATTTGCAGGCACAATTAAAGGTGTTGGCAAAACTCCATTTGAAATTGCTCATATGACTGCACAAAAAAATGCAACGCTTCCCATTGAGCAGGGCGGCTTAGGTTTGCCAGAAAATAATACTGCTATGGATAGAGCTAACGCAATGGGCGCAATAGATTTTTATCATGGCACACAAAGGCTTGACCGTTTGCTTGAGAAAAAAGGGATTGATCCTAAACGAGCTACTTCTGGCCCAATGCCATATGGTACGCCTTCTACTGAACTTGCATCAGGGTATGCAATGTCTAAGCCAGACACATCAAGAATCGCTGCCGATGAAGGCGACATGGCTAATTATTTTCAAGTTTCTCCAAAACAACTTGGGCATCGGGGAACTGTTCCTTATTCCGTAGAACAAAGTTGGCATTATTTAACGCCAGAACAAAAAGCAATGATAAGTTCAAATGCAACAAAATTGGGCTATAAAAATCCAGAAATGGCAGAGGGGCCGTTTGTTTTGCACGAGGACTCTGCAGGTATGCCATTTAGCATGAGCCATTATGATTACACGCTTAATCGTGAATCAAAAGGCAACCCATTAACAGCAATTCGTAAGTTATATGCGGAATCTGGAATGATTGACCCATACAATCAAAGTGAGCTTGCCGATATTTACAAAACAGTTGGATACCCGCATGAAATCAGCCAATCTAATGCTCCATGGGCAGAAGCAAAGGGCGTATTTACTGGAAAAGCAATGATGAAAAATCCATTGCAAACATCTGATGTTGAAAATTTAAAAGCAATTATTCCTGAATTAAAAGCAGCATTTAAAAACGATAGAAGTCGTTTAAAAGTTGGTGCAGACAATTGGGCAAAAGACTCAGTTTACACTCCTAAATCTTGGGTTGATTCACTTGAGAATGATTTGCAACGAGGCGATGTATCTCATGTTTGGACTTCAATCCCAGACAAAGTTACAGAGCAACTAAAACGACTTGGGTATGATGGAATTATTGATGCAAGTGGGAAAAATGGGGGAGATGTTCATCCTGTAATTATTCCATTTAATTCTTCTCAAGTTCGCTCAAGGTTTGCCGCATTTGACCCGCTCAGACGTAATGAAAACGATATACTTGCTGCTTTACTAGCTGCGCCTGTTACACAATTAATGAAGCCAGAAGAAAAACAGAAAAAGCGTAATACAAAGTAATGATTTTACGCATGAGATAAAACCTAGTTTATGTTACTATGAATTTGTAAACTAATAGTTTACTTGTGTGTAACTTTTTAAACTTTATTACAAGCTACGGAATTAGCTTTTAATAAAATACAAACTAGGAGATATATTATGTGGACACGTCCAGCAGCTACAGAAATGCGTTTTGGTTTCGAAGTGACAATGTATGTAATGAACAAGTAATCGATTGGGTTACTGACTGTTATTAAGAGGCGTTAAGCCGACAGTAGAGGATATAGCAAGTAACGAATTTTTCGGCTTTCAGCGTTACATGTAGTAGCTATCAAATCTAGCCTCTTTGCATTCTTTCCAATCGTTCTTCCTGCTCGTACCCATCTTCTACATCAATTTGCGCTTGGCGCAATTCTTGCACTAATCTATTCACATACCACTGTGCTTTTTGCATATCCTGCAAAGTATCATCTTTTAATCCTGCTCTTGATAAATACTTGATCGCTGTTAGACGCAAATGCCCACAAAATTCTTCATGCGTGGACTTTGCCTTCATGTAATCAATCGTTTCTATGCCACCGTGAGTATAATGCTTTGGATGGTTGACTATATCCGAATCTGACATGAACCTCATCTCCTTTATTGGTCTGAAAATAACACTCTACTTCTTGATGTCTTTTAGCTTGATACAGCACAAAGCTGTTAATCACGAGTGCCGCTAATATTCCACTCATTACTGCTGTTATGTGTTTGTCCATCACTCTCTCCTATTCCACAAGTTTTCAGGCGTAATCTTATCTATTAACTCATTAATATCATATTCTGGCGCTGGTTGTTCATCAGCAACACTACAAGCACCGCCCATCCAATCTTTATCCCCACATTTTAAACATCTTTCACCGCATCTATCCCATTTGTGTTGATATGTCTGCGCTGGTTGTTCTAGTGCTTCTTTGCAAGCGTTGATTGCAGGAATTAACTTTGTTGGAGTATCAAGTTTTAATATTGACTTTGGCACTCCCAACTTTGCTAACCCTTCAAAAAACTCATTTAATGATTTGTCAGCAGTTTCCAACGCTTCAATCGCCATCTTTAAAGCGTTCGCTGTAGAAACAGCTCCTGTTCTATCTTTATTCATCTTAGCACTCTCCTTTGCCTTAACTTTTGATACGACCTTGCATGCTTGTCACTCCTGCGAATCATACGCATCCTTGCTTTAAAGCTGAATATCTTTCTTGGAATTTTATAATATGTATAGAGTATCAAAATAAAGCATTATCCCAATCAGGATGGTCTTTTGGTAACTGTGGTGTTTGAGGAGGATAAGGCAAAGCTCCCTCGGCAGGGTACGACACGAACCTTACCACTTCGCCTTCCTCGTCATAAAACGCCCACTTAAACATCATCGTATTCATTTATCCTAAATGCGTTAATTGCCCAAACACAGAATATGATACCAATAAACATCCCCAATAGGAAGCTAAAACTATAACAAAGTACATAACTAATCAATTCTTGCAAAGTTTCCATATATTTCTTTCCTCATTTTTTTTGAAAAATCAATTGCATCGTCAATTTCTTTAAAATACTTATTTACAACAGTTGTTCCATTTTTATACATAACTACTCTCCATAGCTTACTTGTTGTATGAAGAGATATATTTTTATGTCCAGACTTATTTCTTTTGCTTACTTTTGTATTATGTCTGTTTTGAGTTCTAGTTGCTTCTCTTAAATTACAAATTCTATTATCTGATTTATTTCCATTAATATGGTCAATTTCTTTTTCAGGCATAAATCCATACATATATAGCCATGCCAATCTATGTAAATAATACTTTTTATACTGAATAGAAATTTGCATATACCCGTTTTTTCCTACATACTTAGGAATCCGACCATTTTTTCTTACGAAAATACCAGTATCGGGGTTATATGTAATAATAGACTTTAAATATTCTTGAGTAATCATAGTGTGTCCTTATTCGACTGTGAGTGAGTATGTCGGCTATCAGGTGGAATAAGCACCATCAACTTGCGTGGACTCCTCCAACCGACAATATAATGCTAACATAATTTACATAAAAAGTCAATATTACCACTCCAAAAATTCAGGAACTTGTGTATCTAACTCATGTGGATGTTTGCACCCAGTACATCTTTTATCTAGGTGCTTTTTATCATAGTGACATTCTCGTGTAAACACAAACTCCCATCTAACGCCTTTGCTTTCCACAAAGTCATGCTTGCATCTATCAGAAGATATATCACTATGACAACTGTATTTCATAAGTCCTCAATGCTAATTAATAGTGATGTAGGAAATTCCATATTATCGTCAGGCATGTAACTATTTCCAACCAGGTCATATGGCGTTTCTCTGCGATTGATGTAATTTTGCGGGTGCAATAAATACTTTGTTCCCATATCTTCTTTAACAACTTCAATACGTTCATATAATTCTGCCAATTTTTGTGGATCTGCTGTCAACATGATGCTCTCCTAAAAAATTGGGTACTTTTAAGGTTACATAGATGTGACGAGCATCTATCTTAATTTCCCCACTCTAACTGTCGTGTAAAAAAGTTAGAAAAAATGTATATACAAAGTATATACGCTTACTAGAAAGGAATATCTTCCTCTAGTTCATCTGCAGTCTGTGGCTGATAGCCATTAGACTTAGCATTCTCTTGTGCAGGTCTTACATATGTATCTGCACTCACAACAATACGCACTGTGTCGTTATAGTTCCAACCAGCGATTGATACTTTACCGCCTGTTGCAACGATAGCGTCAATAGTAGCATCGTCTAGTTGCACATTGCTACGATAGTCAGGCGCTTTCTCAGACTTCTTTTCCTTTACCTTATTTAAGAATCCTGAGTTGTAATATATTTTGTCAGCCATTATTTCTTCTCCTTAAATGCTTTCAGTGTACTACGAGTTTTAGAATCAAGCAAAGCCCAAACAGCTACTTTTTCTTCACTCTCTAAAGTTCCCATGTTGCTTGCTGCTGTAGCTACATCTCCTGATTTAACGAGTTCCGTTATATCCTCAGCAAACTGAGCAATCAATTCTTTCTCAGCAGCATTAAAGTTATCTAATGCGCCAGCAGTAGGTGTGATTGATTGTGTAGGTGCATGAACAGTTTTTTGCTGATGTATAGCATTGGCTACCTCATCTGCTGATGCAAACTCAGTGCCACCCAATCCTAAACAAGCTAAAGCACGACCAATCGCTGATGTTTCAGCATTCTCTACATAGCTAGTGCGATTGATTTGACTAGATGCACGAAGCTCATGTCCGTGACCTGTAGCAATAATCTT